CAATTCGCAGGAGCGGGTCGATACGGATCTGGTGCAGCAACCGGAGAAATGACCCGGCAGCTCGGCGAACTTGCCGGGAACATGGCGTTCCAAAACTACCAAACCGAGCGCAACCGCCAAGTACAAGCAATGAACCAAGCTCCGCAATACGCGCAGATGGACTACCTCGACGCTAACACCCTGTCACGCATCGGATCTGCGCGTGAGGCACAGGCGCAGTCGCAACTGCAGGACAGCATAAATCGGCACAATTTTGAGCAAACAAAAGAGGCGCAGAAACTCGGCACCTATCTCGGCCTTGTCGGCGGGGGTTACGGTTTTGAGCAAACTGGTCAGGAGCCGATCTATTACAACCCGGTCGCGGGTGGCATCGGCGGCGCTCTCGCTGGTGCGCAGTTGGGCGACTATTTCGGGCAACCGGGCATCGGCGCTGCGGCGGGTGGACTTCTAGGATTATTGGGGTAAGCAAATGGCGTTTGTTCAAAACCTTGGCGCGAAAATTAACCCATACGCAAGTTTGCTGCCGCGCGGGATGCAGCAGTCGGCGCAGCAACAGGCTGGGCGACAGTTTCTTGGCGGACTGGCTGCGCCATTCCTCGCAGCCGCTGGTCCGAGCCGGTATCCAATGCCGACAGTCGCTGGTCTGGCTGGAGTAAACCCCGCGATCCAGTCTGCCCAACAGACACAGAACGTCGCGCTGCAAAACGCGATGAATGCGCAGAAGCTGCAGATGTTTCAGCAACAGCAGAATATATTGGCGAGTCTTTCTCCCCCACAGCCAACACCGCGCCCACCTGTAAACCTTGCGCCGACCGCGCCGCTCACGATCCCGACAGATATGCAGAGTGTACCGGCAACATTGACCACGAATGCGGTCAACAAATCCGGCCCTTCAATGGCTGCTTACAACACGGCGATGAAGCAACCCATTGGAACACCTTACCCGAGGGCGGGTGTTCCAGCGGCAGCAACACCACAGAGTGGAGCCGCAGCTCCCGGCGGCACTTTTAATATGCTGAGTGGGCGAATGACCCAAAACAACCCGCCGACCCCAGATTATAGACGCATAGGTATGCGGCTGATATTGGCAGGAGATCCTGTGCGTGGAAAAGCTATTATGGAGATGGGCAAAGGCACAACGGCAATGCAAAACGCCGCAGCCATGGGGCTAAGACCGGGGACGCCGGAGTACAATCAACATATGCAAAACGTAACGAACCCTGCAGCAAGATTCGAACCTAAATACTATGTACGGTCGACGGACATGAACATGGATCAGATCAGTGCTATGAATGAGGGGATGACTAGAGCAGGACAGACGAACAGGTTGCTCGAAACGCAAAAACGACTGTTTGAGTCTCAACCTCCAGAAGCGTTTGGACCCGGTTCTGAGCTTTTGCAAAACACAAAAGACCTTTTCAACGCATATGGATTTACCGGTCTTGCCAACCGACTTGGGACAACGCCGGGATCAGAAGTGGCTAAAGTGCTTTCGGGTATCGCCACAGAAATAACCTTTGATACGACTGGCAAGTTGAAAGGCGCGATTTCCGAAAAGGAAATAGCACTGGCTGGACAGGTAGCGTCGAGAATTACTGACACTAAGAATGCTGCCCTCGCAAATATCGAAATACGTATGGCGATGAATGAGAAGGAAATGCAAATTTCCAGAGCAATAAATATGCGGATGAGAAGCCTGACGCCTAGCCGAAGGCGGCAATTGATTACAAGCGACCCTCAAGCGATCACGCTAATGGTCGAAGCGGAAAGCAAAAAAATCGACATCCTGCCGAAAATCGACGCGATCCTCAAAAAGTACACTCCAGTCGCTGCCAATTCGCAGGAGCCGATTGTTAAAAGAAGCGGCAATACTGGTTCAGGTTATTGATCGATGGCTGACATTCAAATTCTTCCGGGTGTCACTGACGCACCACCGAACACCGACACGTATAGCCTTGGAAATATAAAAGGTGCGAACCCTTCTGCAGACTACGTTAAGGTCGGTGAAAATCAGTATCAGGTCTATTCGGGTCGCCTTGGAAAGATCGGTGATACCGCCGGGATGATGCAGAGTATTGCGTCAGGTGACCGTGCCGTCGAGTTTCCTGACCTGCCCGAGTTCAGCTCAACAATCGGTCTGGATACGACCGACATGGGGCCAGAGGGCAGCACATCGATGGGCGATGCAGCGCGGCGTCTTGCGGCATATACGACCGGCCTGACGCGCAAAGAACAGGCGCAGATTATTAAAGGCATAAAGGGTGCCTCGATGTCGCGCGACAAGTTTGACAATCCAATGGTCAGGTATCGCGACAAACGCTTTTATATCAATAAACCCGGCGCGACCGGCGCAGACCTGACTAACTTTTTTGCCACGGTCGGATCGTTCATGCCATTCGGGAAATTGGCGCGGATCGTACAGGGCGCAGTCGGCGGCGGTCGCGTAGCTGGTGTCGCGGCAATGAGCGGTGCCGGTATGCTCCAACAGGTCGTCCTCGATGAGACAGGACGCCAACTTGATGCGGAACAAAGCGTTGATTTATTGCGGACGACGATTGCCGGTCTGGGTGCGGGTGGTGGCGAGTTTCTAGGACAGGCTTTAAGCCGCGCCCTGTCGAGCTACAAACTGGGCAATGAGGTGCGCCGTTTACTCGGCGGCGACCGTGCATATGTAAACAAAGACGGCACCCTGTCTGACACAGCGCGGCAGACGATGAAGGCAATGGGCGTTGATGCCGACGCGGTACAGGCCGACATTGCCAAGCAAGTCCTCCAAGTTGCGAGAGGCGGCGGCACAAGAGAAACAAAAGAAAATATTGCTTCGGCCCTGCCGCTGGAAAGCGAGTTTGGCGTCACGTTGCGACAAGGTCAGCGCGTTGCGGGTGCTGATCCAACTGTCGCGCGAACAGAGGAATTATTACAGGCCGGAGACGATAAGGCGGCTGCTTTAATACGCGGAGATGGTCCTAATCCAAGTCCAGCAAGTATCGAGGGGCAACGTCAAGCAGCGGTCGCAGCTTTGCGCGAGACGCAGGAAGAACTCAGCGGCGTACCTAATCCGGCGCAGCGCACACGCGGTGACACACCGTCAAACGTCGAAAGCGGTTTTGATATAGCCAGTGATCTGGCGGTCGATTTGTCCCAGCGCCGTGTGGCGGCAGAGGCTGCAGAACAAGCGGCGTGGGAAGCTGCAAAGCCAATAATGAACGGCGTCGAAATTTTAGCTGAAGGTTTCAAACAGCTACCCCGTAGTTTTCGAAAACGCTTTCAAGACAACGACCTGATCGGCGTGGTCGATGGAAGAGTGACGCCAAGGGCTTTTGAACAACTCAAAACATTTGCAACCCTGTACAAAAATCTGGGTGCCAATCCAACCGCGACCATGACGATGCGGCGTTTGGATAATTTTCGGCGCAAACTGAGCGCGGACATCAACAGCGCAGCAAAATACAGCGAATGTCCCGATGAGTACCGGGCGTTGGTCAGTATGGAGCCCGGTCTCGACGACTGGATGGATGACGTATTTTCGTCTGTCCTGATTAAGGGCGATGCAGAAGCGTTGAAAATGTTGAAACAGGCAAGAGGCATGACCCGCGTCTATCGCCAAGGATTCACCGCCAACAAAGTTATCGACGCTATTACGCGCGAAGGTCTTGATCCCGGCGACATTGTGCAAAAACTGGGGATGCTTTCGGACAAGGGTTTCCGCCCCGAAGCACTAAAAGTTGTTCGTCACATAAAAAATAAGTTCGACGATGATGGCGTGAATGTGCCGCTAGACAAGCTACGCGCTCTGACGTTCATGCGTTTACACGATAAAGCTATCAAGCCTGTCGAACGCGGCGCTGAAACAGTTTTTCACATTCAAGGCAAAGGCGTCAGCAATAACATCAATTCCGTTCTATCGAAGAACAGGGAGTTCATGGAGGAATTGTTTACGCCTGACCAAATTAAAAAATTGCAGCGTTACGCAAAGATGATGCGGCGTGTCGATTACAAAGCGCCAAAAGACGTTGCAAACCCGTCCGGGTCAGCGACGTTTTTCCTCCGCGCATTGAAAACGATGATACCGTCTGCCGGTGGCGGCGGCGCGTTGGGCATTGGCGGATTTATGCTCCCGGCAATGCTTAATATGCAGGGCGTGGCGTCGAACTCCGCGTCTGCTGGTGCGGCAGCGGTCGGCACTGTTGGCGGGGTTGTTGGCACCCGGTATGCGGTTGGCCGTATTCAAGACATTCTGAAAAATATGCGTCTCGGCAATGATCTGACGCGCAGACCACTAATCGACAAGCCCCTGAGTGCAACCGCACCAGCGGCGGTCGGAGCTGACGTGTCACAAGTGCCGGTGACAGGAGCGGACATCGAGGCGGCACGAGAAAATTTCCCGTCACTCGGCACTTTCTAGCAGGAGCAAATAAATGGTAACCGATATCAAAAACTGGTCGACAACGGCTGGTTCTAATACCTCTTTGTCTGGCGTCAGCGCGGCTGAAGGCATGGCCCCGTCACTCGTCAATAATCTCATCCGGGGCGTAGCCTCCGACGTTCGCGAATGGTACGAGAACGCCGAATGGATCGACTTCGGCAACACGCCGACGCGAACAGCGGCAACCACTTTTACCGTCGCCACTGATCTGACAGCGCGATACCACGCGAACCGGCGTATTCGAGCGACCGACAGCAGCACACTTTACGGCACTATTGCTTCGTCGAGTTACAGTGCGCCAAATACAACGGTGACTGTCACACTCGACAGCGGGTCGCTATCTGCCTCTCTGACGGCTGTTGCGGTCGGCCCAACGGCGACAAACGATGGACAGCCACGCGGAGTGTTCGAGGTCATCGACGCAGACATTCTCAGGGCAGATACCGCTGACGAGCTGACGGCTGGTTATTCAGCGGCGGTCCACGATGCAGGAACAAAGACCACCGGCACGTACACACCTGATAGCGATGATGGCAACTTCCAAGTGGCAATCAATGGCGGCGCTCACACGTTAGGCGTCCCGGCAAAGAATTGTACAATGGTTCTGCTGTATAAAAATAACGCCTCTGCCGGAACACTGACGACCAGCTCGTACACGGTAAAAGATGGAGACGACCTGACGACGACAAACGGACACGAATTTTTCCTATATATAACGCGCATAAATGATGGTTCGACCACGTTCTCGCTGCTTACCGTGAAGGCGCTGCAGTAAGATGTTATTACCGGTCGTACAGGGCCATCTGGCTGTAATTAGCGCGATTACATTAGACATAACGTCGAACGCAGTTGAGCAAAATATTCTGACGTTGGCGACCGCTGCCGGATATGACGCGAGTACCGACGATACCGAAATTATCGTCAATATCGCTTCGGGCGTTACGATCAGCGGCTCGACTACACACGCTTTGCGGACGGGTGCGCTTAACGCCAACAGCAATCTAACGATCAATATCTCAGGCAGCGTTGATGGTTATACTGGTGCAAACGGTGGCCTTGTTGCACAGGCAGGATCGGCTGGTGGTGACGCGCTGTTTTTTGAGACCCTGACCGGCGGCACCGGAACCTATGTCGTAAATGTCCTGTCGGGCGGGTCACTGAGATCGGGAGGAGGCGGCGGAGGCGGCGGAGGCCAAAGGGGAGGACGGCAATTATACGATGGAAAATCTTGTTACGGAGCAACGCAATTCGGCTCTTATGGCTCGACCGGCCAAGCGGGTGGATTCGGCCAAGCCGGATCGACGGGCGGCAGCGGCACTTTTGGCGGCGGTCAAAACGGTTGCGAAACTCAGAACCCCGGCGGCGGGGGCGCTGGAGGTGCGGCAGGATTTGCCTTGAGAAAGAACAGCAGAACCGTGAGCGTTAACATTTCTGGAACCGTTGCAGGGAGTACCGCGTGATGAAAATACTTATCCCGTTTACGGGTGGCATAAACAGCACCTATGCAATGTACAAATGGTTGACCGAAACGGACCACGAAATCTACGCAAAATACGGCTACGACACATGGCTGTCGCAAGAAAAAACCGATCTGGAGGTTGAGCGCATAAACCTGTCAGTCGCGTGGCTGCGAGAAAATTGTAGAGATTTTGATTTTGAAATTCGAGATTTCTCTGACGAGTACGTCCAAGATATGCAGCCCATCAGGCCGAATTTCGCGAAAGGACTGTGGGACCAAGGCAAGGTCATTCGTCGCTATCGTGGTTTCAGACAATGGGCTGACGAAATTGGCGCAGAGGCTGCCGTGCTAGGACTGTCTGTGGAAAACACGTCGATGGATTGCGGCTTCAATGTACACCGGTCTGAAATGGAACAAACAGGGTTTGAAATTTATCTGTCCAGCCTAAATTTTGATCCCTGCCCCTCCGGTGCTGACTTTGATTGGGACGAAATTGCAGCGAGAATGACAGGCCGGTTTGAGCAGTTTGACGTGCTGCCCAGCCCGTTGCAGACGCTGAGTGTGCGTTGCAGTTTGGCAGACACAGGCGACGACGACATCTGGGATTTGAGTACTGCCTACCTGCGTGGATATCAACAGTTTATCGCTGACGGAAAAACAGGTCGTGACTTTGATCGCTACTGTGCGGAAAAGGGCAGCTATGGGCCGTGGCGATCAGAGGCCGATCAAGCTGAGTATATGTACCGAGGCGGCTGCTGCGACGAGTGCGGCCTGTTTAATTATCTGGCAGACGCTGCTGGTCGAGAGTGGCCTAGCGTGGTCGATGCACGAAACCGGATACAGTGGTTTAGCGAGAACGGTGCCGACATGACCGGCATCGCAACCGAGGAACAACTCGGAGATTTTTGCGGCCGCATGGGCCGGATCAATCTGGATCGAGGCGTCAACTCTGACGGCATGACCGGCGATGCGTATTGGGCCGCTATCCTTGAGGCCGCTCTACTGTGACCGCGCGACCATTTTTGATCTTCCTCGCGGTCGTCATCTTGACGGCCTTTTTTGTGCGCAGTCCCCACGCGCACGATATTCATTGTGTCGAAAAGGATCAGGCGAAATTTTTTGAGCCGAGGGAAAACTGGCGCGGATATGGGATATCTGCCGGTGAAGACAGGCCACTAGCTCGGCTCAGTGTTTCCAGTGACGGCATTTGGATGCTCACACTTTCACCGCCAAAAATGAACGGCGCAGTCTGTGTCGTCTTGCTCGGCGAAAACTGGGAATTTATTTCCCTCCGAGGTCAGCCTGTGTTGGAGGAAAAGAATGACTCCTGACACGAAAATCGTTATCGACGCCGCTGCACTTGGAACCGGGTTTGGGTCATGGTTAGCACTGCTTCCTGACATCGCCGCATTATTCAGCATCATCTGGATTGCGATCAGGATCTGGGAGACCCAGACCGTCCGCAGATGGACTGGTCGGGAATAAATGGAACTTGGTGTTCGCGAAATTGTCACCTTCCTTGGAATGGCCGTAAGTGTCGGAGCGTCCCTGAGTATTGTGAAGACAAAGTTGCAAGGCACCATCGAAAAGCTCGACGACATCGAAGGTAGGTTGCGACAGATCGACCGGGAGACTGATCAGCAGGAAGTCGTCCTGCAAACACACGAGCAAAAGCTCACCGTGATGTCATCCATGTTAGCGCCCTCCGAGCGTGAAAAGAGGGCTAGAGAGACGGCATCCATTTTGGTGGAGATTCAGAACTTGCGGCGTGATCTCGACCATCAGATGTCGATCCATAATGGACGCCATCCAGATATCAAATGAAGCAAACTAAAAAGGGCCACTTTGCCGAGTTGGCGGCGGCGGCAATCCTGACGAAAAACAATTACGACGTTTTCCATCCGCTGCAGGGTCACGGGCCGGTCGACCTTATAGCAGTCAAGGACGGCGAAATAATTCTCCTCGACATCAAAACGAACGCAAAACGCATCAATTCCGGGCGCGTCACTCCATCGAGAATTACGCGGCAGCGATCTGAAAAGCAAAAGAGGATGGGCGTCAGGATCGCGTATTACGATATCGAGGATCTTCAACTGCACATCACGGACCATGATCGCGATTGTCAAGATGCCGTGCCGATTGTGCTGGAGTAATTTGAGTTATGAAAAACGACGTAATTTTATCTCAAGACATTGACGCGATGGCGCGGACAATCTGGGGCGAGGCCAGAGGCGAATATGAAGACGGTCGCCTAGCGGTCGGTCATGTCATAAAAAATAGAGCTGATCGCGGGGGCTGGTGGGGCAACACCATTCACGAGGTCTGTCACGCGCCGTGGCAGTTCTCATGCTGGAACGAGAACGATCCTAACCGGACGAAGATGCTTTTACTCGATGGCGACAATGAGATGTTCGTCGAGTGCATCTGGGCAGCTCTGTCGGTCGTGCTTGGTAAGCATCAGGATAACACTGCCGGGTCATGCCATTACCATGTGGTCGGCCTAACGCCTGATTGGTCGGAGGGCAAAACGTCCATCGGACGGATCGGCCATCACGAATTTTTTAACGACATAGATTGATCGACCATGTTGGGAATAGCTGAAAGCGTCATCGGCGTAACAGGGAAAATTCTCGATAAATTTGTCGAGGACAAAGACCTCAAAACAAAACTAGCGGCAGAGCTGAAACAGCAGGTCATCAGTCTCGACCTCGCTCAGGCTCAGGCGAATGTCGAGAGCGCGAAACACTCCAGCGTGTTCGTCGCCGGGGCTAGACCATCGATCATGTGGATTTGTGCCTTCGCACTTGGGTGGCAATTTATCGGCCACCCGATTGTCGAGTGGGGCGTGATGATCTGGGCACCCGGCACACCAATACCGCAGATAAATTCTGAGGGGCTGATGACCCTGACCCTGTCGCTGCTGGGACTTGGTTCAATGCGCACTGCAGAGAAATGGAAAGGCGTTGCGCGGAATAATATGAATGCCAAAGCGCCGAAGCGGTAAACAAAAACCGATCACGTCACCGCCGCAGAAATTTTGCACCGCCTGTCTCGGAGAGCTGCCTGACTTGCATTGGGTGCCTCTAGGCGACGGCAGTATCATCCATTATGGTGGTGAGTATGCTGACCGTTGTTTCCGTAAATTGCACCACGCAGATTCGGTGCAAAAATAAACTGCCGCTCATTTGTATCGATTTATGCGCCAATACGGTGCAAAACGATGGTGCAAAAAATACTGAAACCCTTGCCGTATAAGGCTTACAGGATGAACAAGGAAAGATTATCAATCTTGCCATATCGCCGTGTCAAAGGTTGCATTAACCAACTGAAAATAAAGGCCGAATCAATTTATGATGGCCTTTTTGCTCGTCTAAGAGCATTACCAAACATTCCCAAACTATTCCGCAGTTTTCTGCGCTTTTCCGTACTTGCCCCATATTTTTGGTGCAAATCGATGGTGCAAAAAATGGTGCAAAAATGTCGATAGGTGCAAGATTTACTCTTGAACATAGTTGTCAATGCGCATATATATAATGCGTAAACGCAACACAGCCACAAGGAAATGACACATGATTGGTTATACCGATAACAACTACTGCGCCACCGACGAGGAATGGGAAGCCAAGACAAAGTACACAGCTTTCATCGCCGCGCTTCCCGAAGATACCCGATGGAAGATCGAGGGTCTTGCCCACGATAATAGCTTCGCGGTCGAGGTCTACGACGAATACGAAGACGATCTTGAACGCTGGGAGGTCGCATACGAGACAGCCCGTTGTTACGCCGACGGCGAATTTGAGATGCCTTATTAATCACACAGCCGGGGCTTCGGCCCCGGCACTAAGGAGAGAGACGATGGCTAACTTCAAAGAAGTAAACAAGGCAATCGCAGCGAAAACCGGCATGGATATCGAAGCGGTTCGCGGCGACGGTTACGTTCATTTCGACGGCGAAGACGGGTTCGACAAAGTGCCCTCAGTTTATGCCAACCCGGTCACCACACCAACCGATGAAATGACAAGATTCTGTCTTGAGGCCATTGCCGACGTTTATTTTGATCTGTTCGGCACGGTCGCCGAATAACACCACACCGCCGGGGCTTCGGCCTCGGCATCACCTTAGCCATAAGGAGACGACCAATGAGCGACAATATTAATTTCTGCAACGCGACCAGCGAGTGGAACTGCAACGAATTTGGTGATGAGACTTCTTGGGCCTGTGAGCCTGACCAAGTTGCGGAAACGCAAGAAACGATTGCTGACTTCATCGATGCCAGAGGTAGCGGTTATGACATCTACCAAACTCCAGTCGGAGATCTATATGTCTGGGAGAATGTCCAAAGCAGACCCGGCAAACGACGCGGCAATTTATTTCTGATGGATCGCACAGATCGGCGTCTGACCTATTTTGATGGGGAGGTATAAATGATCGACATCATCGTCGTCATCGCCAAGATGATTGGCATCCTGTTCTGAAAACGAAGAGAGCCGGGGAATGACCCCCGGCCCTCGAACACTTAGCCACAAGTGTAACCCCCGGCGCTGACGCGCAGAAGGAGAATTAGAAATGGCCCAGAAAAAGAGCAAAGTCCACAAGTTTCCACTCGTAGGTAAAAAGTACCGCACCAGCTACTACGACCAAAAAGGGGACCGCCAGTACATCACACATGCAGATGAGCATGAGCTGATGCGCATGAAGATCTCTGCACAGGAAGAGGTCGCCGAAGGGCGGCATGTTGCCGCAAAGGATGCGGGAACACTTACCGAGGCGTATCGCGACTACATGGCATCGAAAAAAAATCAGCAGATTGAGGAAGGTATCGAGGATGCTTATATTGCCTCAATCGAGCGCCACTGGCGTCTGCACCTCTCAACACTGAAGGTTGACGGTTCTCTTATTGCCAACAAAAATATCAGACAATTCGACGACCACAATTTTATGTCGTCGATTAAAAATGAACTGGTGCGCGATCAAATATCGAAGGGTAATGAACTCCGCTATTGCAACGCCATCAGCACAACTCTGTGCGGTATTTTGCGCCTCGCGATCTTCAATAAAAAATGTCCGGCTATCGACAGAACGACCTTTGCGATAATGGACATTGATTTTTCAAACCGCGAAGATGACGAGGTAAAAATTCCGCCGCTGCAGAATGTCCGGCGGCTCATCGAGGCTGCAGAGTTATGGGATCGCGAAGGGCGGCAAGACAATAATGCCTTTACCGACCAGTACCGGCTGAAAGCTATCCGAGAAAATAGAAATACGCCTTACGCGTTAATTTTTCGTTGCCTTGCCCAAATGGGTTGCCGCCCCTCCGAGTTGCGCGGGTTAAAACTCTGCCACAATAGTCACGACAAGAATCAAAAAGGTCTGGTGTTATTCGAAACAAATCAGCCGGGTGTGCGGTTGAACGAACGCGCCGACAAGACCGGCAAACTTGGAAAACTAAAAACGACCAATTCCTATCGTTGGATCCCGATAGGCCCGGACCTTGCAGAACGTCTCAAAAAGCACATTGCTGATAGACAAGTGCAACCCGGCCAATTGGTCTTTGCGTCGTCGAATGGCAAACCTCTCGCCGACGATCCGTGGAGAAAGCGATTGCATGAAATCACCGCTCACCACGACATTACGTGGTATAACAGCCTGTACACTCTCCGGCACTGCGCAGCGTCGATGTGGATCAAACAAGGCCGCAATATTAAATGGGTATCGACTCGGATGGGGCATAAAAGCGCGGCGTTTACTCTCGATACCTACTCTCATCTCTGGGACGGCGATGGCGAGGACGCGGCAGCAGCCGTCGATACCGAAAACATGCTCTACGGCCCTGCGGTAGCCGCTGAGTAGAAACAGTAAGGCCGGGGTATGATTGCTCATCCCCGGCCTTACTTTCGCATCCTGAGCGCTCTCAGGTCGTCGTTTTAGTCCCACCGTGCCTTTAAATTGGCGTTAACGCGGCTCTGCAGATTTTCTCTAGTGAGTTTTGTCCGGGGCAGCGTCAGAGGACGGGTGCGCATCTCGCCGCCATTTTTAGTCGACCTAGCCTTGCTGCCCCACATGACTTTTTTCAGGCCCATTTATAATCTGCTTGTCGCACGGATCTGATGTTGCAGAAGTCGACGCTGCGTCTCCGCTGACAAGCCACCCGGCCTGTCGACGCAAACCCGTTTGAACGGCCTCTTGTTTTTCCGCCAGTTAATCCTGATTTTCATTATCCATTCCTCTCAATCGTAAGTTTCGATATCCCGGCCCCAGCTCCACCTCTCCAATTGCTCTGAGCTTCTCACAGATCTGGGCAATGTTCTGGCGGCTGCACCGCATCCTGTCAGCCAACTGCTGCATCGTGGGCGCACGGTTAAAGTTCGCGTGGATGTCGGCGATATGGTCGACGACCTGCTGCTGCCGATCTGTCAGCTCACGCGCCGAGCCGCATCCTCTGCCGCCAATTTGCTCATTTGCCATCGCTTGACCTCGCCAAGGTTAGTCACGAGCGGGGCCGTTTTGCCCTGCCCATTTTTCCAGAGACGCAGACCGACATCCCTGAGCCGACCCACGCGCTTGTCTCGCGCCGTTCCGGGTTCATCGCTTGGGAAAATTATGTCGCCGAGCTGCCGTAAGGAGACAATTTCAAGATCGTTTGAATCCTGTGACATACTGTTCATACTCCTTTCTTCTCTTGTGAATTGTATTCATGTGGGACGGCGTCACGTCGTACCGCAGGTCTTGCTGTGTCGACCAGTCGCCGTAACTCAACGGCAATTCCCACGCGCCGCATCGCTTCTTAGAACGGTATTTCATCATCCATGCCCCCACTTGCTGCCGGTGCCGCGCTACCCTTCGACGACTTTGCCCAAGTGAAATTATCCGCATCGACGTTCAGATACGTTTTGTCGCCGACCTCACGCACACGCAGAGATCCGGTGACCATCACCTGTGTCCCTTTCTTTAGCTCGTCGAGCATGAAGGCACGTTTGTCGCTGTAAAAAGCGAGACACGAATACCAGACCGGTGCCGCGTCTTTCGAGTACTCGGCGTTGACGGCCACACGGAAAGAAAGTTTATCGCGGTCGCCCATTTTCTTAACTTCGGCATCGCCACCGAGGCGTCCAGAAAAAGTGATTTGGTTAACGTCAGCCATTTTAATTCTCCTCTAATGTTTTGGCTTGGTAAGAAAAAATTCTCGTTACGAGGTCGGTTTCATCCGATGAGGCGGCAACATTTTTTCGCCACATCTGAAACTCAGACCGCAGTTTTTCAACACTGGTCGCGGCAAGGGCTTGGATCGCACCCTGCTTGACGGCAGCGGTCTGATCATCTGCCGCGATCTCGGCAGCAGTCATCAGGTCTTGCGGCGTTTGCGCAGTCTGCACCGCAGCCTTGGCCGGTGCGGGTGTCGCCGGGGCTGGTGCCTGAGCTTGTGGCGGCGAGGATGCAAACGTCTCGTCTTCGTTCTCGCTGTAGATCGTGCCGTGGATCAGGACGGCCTTGAGAACAGCCCGGTCGACGGCGCGTTTCTCTGCCATCGCGACCGGATATGCGTTCTTGCAGTTCGCCGGAGACGCCTCGCCGAAGGTAATGATCTTGCGATCACCGGCCTCAACCTCGCACCGGACAACCGCGCTTTTCTCACGCACGTCGCAGAGATCAAGGCTCACGATCTCGACGTTATTGTTTGCCGCGATCAGCTCAATGTACCGGTGGTACATGACCCAAGTGCCGTGACAGTCCCACACGGTGTCGCGCGGATTAACGCCTGTCGGCAACAGGTCTCGTAGCATTTTCAAGTCGTCGACGTTCGCCTTTTTATTCGCCATTGATATACCTCATGTGTTGATCCATGCGTTGATTGCCTCATCCCAACGCCGCTTTGCGTCACCCAAAACATCGGGGTCTTCGTTCCAGTAGATATCGTCGAAGTCAGCCGGGTGACGCCGAAGCAATTGCTGCAAACCCTGTTCCCGGTCGTCTGCCTTTTCGAGATCCAGCAGCGCCTCGTGCCGCTCCAATAGACGCGCCATCAGGTTCGCCTCTGCCGCGTCCAGCTCGAAATTGTTGAGCGCGTATTTCCGCGCGTTCAGACTGTTTGCAGAAACGATGTAAACGGGACCGCCGAACGCAGCGTGATAAACGGTGGCTTGGCGCGTCCAATTATTGACGGGCGCTGATGGATTGCTCGATGTTCGCCATGTGGTCTCGCCGGATTTGTTCGTCGCTTGGCGCGGCCACTTGGTTTTCAGCTCAATGATAATTCCGTTTTCCAAGATAAAGTCGGCGTAACCGGTGATCGGAACGGGTGCCCATGCCGGATGCCAATGGGCATATTTTTCAAGTGAGACGACGGGGCTATCGAAAGCGTCTATTTGCTCCATCGCGTTGACAACGACAGCCTCAATCTCGTCTGCATATTTGTCGCGCCGCACCGCGTCGTCGTCCCAAACGACGGTATCGCGCATAAACTTTTGAGCTGCCTCAACGGCTTGGTCGACCGATGCCGCCATTTGCACCTCTGCGCCGCGCCCCATCTCTGCGCCCTGACCGGCATAGATCATGTCAAGGGCATGGTTAACCGCACTGCCGCCCATCATCCTCAAATTGGGGTTTTGAGCGCGGCGTTCCTCTGGAGTGTGCAGTACGTACTGGTAGATCCAGCGCGACATTGGCTGATTTAATTGGCTCGGCGACGTGTGGTCGAGTTGCACATTCGACCATGCGCTTGGGCAGTCCTGCACCAGTTCCAAGCTCATTGCCAACTCGCAACACTATGATCAAAAAAAAGCACCATAAAATCAGACCTCTTCGTATTCGAGTTGTGTGGTGTCCATCGCTGTCGGAGAGATGCAGCAATAGATCGGAAAGGCTTGAACAATCTCGTCTTTTTCAAATATCAGCGGTTGCTGATCGTCCGGCAGTTGTTCGCGCATCCGTGGGTCTTTTTGCAGGTTGATTGAACTTAGTCCAAACAATTTAAATCGGTCTGCCGCGCGACCTAGATGCCCAAAATAGGGCTGACCAGATTTGTGGCTCAACACACACAGTACCGTCGAAAATGGCACAGTTGTGCCAATTGTTTCTGCCACTTTGTTGACCGGCATGGAATCAAGTTTTATGGCCCGGTCGGTCTGAAAAAACCAACGATATCCGCCAAAGCCGGAAGGGTTTGTATCCGCCGTAACTACGCACATCGATGTCGGGCTGTGCAATTGGCTGCCAGATGCCCCGGCATAACGATCCTGCGAAAAACCCGGCGGCAAAATCTGATACTTCGGCTTAAAATTGACATATCCGTAAATGGGAAACCGCGTTCGTCTCGACAAACCGTCGACGGACGCAGCCAGATCGGGGTGGGCGTCCAACAGACTGGAAATTGTCTCGTAGGACGGCCCCTGCGCCTCATCGACCTGCTTGACATAGCGCGTCACGGTCGACTGCGACAGTCCGGCAGCTTCGGCGATGTCCTTCCAACTCAAGCCACTGGTGACCTTAAACCGGTTGAGGCATTCTCGGATATGTGAGCTTTTGTGCATGATCGTGCGAGTATCGTACATTTGAGTCTCTTCCTCAATAACAAATTGTCAAGTTGCGTAGTCGCATCAAACTTAATTAATATGATGCGCATGTCAAACAAATTATTCATAGATGAACTTCGTGGTCGATACAGCATCGCCGACCTCAATCGTGAGAGCGGTGTTGCGCGGTCGACTATCTGGCGGTGGGAGCAAGGCATCCACAAACCAAATGTGCGCACACTTGAACGCATTGAGGGTGCCGCGCGGCGGCTGGAGAGCCGCAGTAATGGGTAAGTTTTCGCGTGATAAGGGTGCGCGGAACGAGCGCAAATTGGTGAATTTAATCCAATCGCACGGCATCGATGCGAAGCGTGTGCCGCTGTCGGGAGCCGCCGATGGTTTCAAAGGCGACATCATCATGGGGCAGTGGACAATCGAGGCAAAACTTCGCGCTGACGGCTTTAAAAAAATTTACGATTGGATCGACGGGGATTCGGATTTGCTTGTAATCGGTCGAGATCGGTCTCCGCCTCTCGCTGTTCTCGACCTGCGTGACCTGCTTGACATTTTGGCTGGGCGGCACACGAAGACCATCGACCAGATTAGAACGCATCAGGCAAAGTGGGGCGACTGATGCAGATTATGCTGACCCCAAACGAGCAAATGTTGGCTGCGATGGTTGGGCAGTCGAGATACACATCGTCAAGATTGCGCGGTTATGACAGCAGTTCGCAGGACGGTGTCGGCGATCCCGGTCGCCGCGACCAACATGCTGCCGGGGCAGAGATCGCAGTTGCCAAGGCGCTCAACATCTATTGGCCGCCGAGCTGGGATGTCGGCAAGAACGCGCCGGATATCCCCCCGGACTTGCAGGTACGCTGGACTACGCATCACGCTGGGAAACTCATCCTGCGACCCGGAGACGTTGCTGGGCGATATATCCTAGTGATTGGTCAGACGCCGGAGTTTGAGGTGATCGGGTGGCTTGGTCACGAAATGGCGATGATCGACGATTTCCTGACGGACTTCGGTCAGTCGGATCGCCCCAAATGCTACGCCGTGCCCAGAGCTGCACTGCGGCCAATCGCTGATCTTGATCTGGCAGACGGCTGATGCGGTGCCTGATTTGCCACGATACCGGCCAGATAGAGCGCGAGGTGCGCGTGATTAAAGATCAGGTGCGCGTACTCAAAATTTTCGACTGGGGCGAGGACTGGTGTTTCGAGGACCGGGACATAGAGCTGGGTGGCATTGATGCCTGTCCGAGTTGCACCCGGATCTCTGAGATCGAGTGGAGGCTGCAATGAGCATCGAGCTGATCAGTCAGGCACTCAATGAAAGCACCGCAGACGGGGTCACGAAATTGATTTTGATCGGTCTGTGCAATCACGCAAATTCCGATGGCCTGTGTTGGCCGAGCGTTTCCCGTCTGGCGACTTATGGGAATTGTTCCGAGCGCACTGTGCAGCGTTGCTTGGCAAAGTTGGTGGCGTCCGGTGAGGTTACTGTTATGCGAAAAGGGGGCGGTCGGAGTGCCACGCATTATCAAATTATGTTGCGCGAACGCACTGAAACGAGGGGTGACACAGGTGTCACCGGTGACAAGGGTGTCACCCCAGAGGTGACACAGGTGTCACCCCACCCCCGACACAGGTGTCACCCTAACCGTCAATTAACCGTCATAGAACCGTCATTAAGTAATACATCAAAAAACCAGTTTGATCAGTTTTGGCAGGACTATCCGAAGAAGGTCGGTAAGGGAGCTGCACGAACTAAATTTAAGACGGCACTCAAGCTCGTCCCATTCGACGAGCTGATGGCAGGGCTGGTTCTATTGAATGCGAACCTGCCAAGCGATCCGAAATTTATACCGCACCCCAGCACATGGCTATCACAGGAGCGATGGACAGATGAACCAGCTCGTCATTCGAAGCAATCCACAGATACCGGAGCGGGAGGAAATCAGTTCCTCGCTGTCTTCGGTCGGCTGCAGTCTGAAGGAAAAAATAAACAGTGATTTTCAGTTTGTTGGATACGAAGGCGTCAACAAACTAACCGAGCCGCAGCTCCATGCTCTTCGCCAATCTGTCGAGGCGCACATGGCACCGGCAGATGATGACGATGTCTACAAGGCTTTGCTCAAGGTCAAGCTCCTGACAGCATCGAGGAAACAGTCCGATGGCGAGATGGAAATGCAGCTCCGGACGTACGCGAACGAATTACGCCGTTTTCCAGCAGACGCCACTTTGAAGGCACTCGACAAGATTGCAGACGATCACGAGTTTTTCCCGTCTTGGCGAGAGATCCTGATCAGGGTCGAGTTTTTCTGCCGCAGACGCCAGACGCTCATTGCAGAGATAGACCGCGCCTTGCATAGCAGACGAAGGGCGCAGCTCATTGCTGCATCCTGAGACAATGATCGACCTGCTTGAAGAGGCGCACCGCACGTTGCGCCGGTTGCCGTGGGCTGGGCCGAAGAAAAAGCAGACGTTCTGGCCGGAGGTGGTGCATGACCGGAAAGAGGCTTATGGCTGGGACGATGCCGTCCTCAGACTGGGGCCACCGTCTGGTGACAGGATCGACCGGTTGGATGCGCTGTTGGAATGCTCTCTAACGCTCTCAGAGGCGTCAAGGATCGC